GAGCTTACTCCAGAGCTCACCCCGCGGCTATATCCTCCCAGGTAGCCGCGGGGTTACTTTGAAGCATTTTTACTGTATTATGGGGGGGAGCGGATAAAGAGGGCGCGGTTTCATGGGAATACTTAAAGACGCAGGGAGGCAGTAAATAATGCCAGACAATGAGCTTAACTTTAAATCCCTGCTCGACGCCATCCGACGTCAGGAAAGCAGCGTAAACCGCGACGACCCAAACGAGGTCACAAAACCGCTCCCGCTGGTCAACCCGGAAAGTGGCGCTCGCGGACCAATGCAGGTGGTCCCAGAGGCTGCTATGGACCCCGGATATGCGGAATACGGCGCCAAAAGCGTATTTGACATCGCCGAGGGCATGTTCGGCCAGAAGTTTGACCGCAATGAGCAGACCGCAAAAGACTTACTCGACATTCCCGAGGTCAACCGTGCTTACGCCGAGGCGTACATGCGCGCCATGATCCAGCGCTTCGACGGCGACATTGATAAGGCAGTGGGCGCCTACAACGCCGGCCCCGGCCGTATGCTCGGTGCCGACGGCAAATACTACAACCTGCCGGAAGAGACGCAGGACTACATTGGCAACGTGCGTCAGTATTACAACCAGTCGACCGGCGACAATTACGGCATCACTGTGTCACCCACGCCGCGCCTGCGCCCTGGCAGCGTGAGGCCCAAAATGCGCCCAGCAGGGCTTCTCGGCTGATGGCAGGTTACGAGCAATACATCCCGCCCGGCCTACGCGGCCCACTCCGCGACATATTCGGCATGGCCCGCGTGACGGGCGAGGGCGGCGCCGGCCTCCTTCGCGCCGTCCAGCAAGATCCGCTGGCAGTCAACCAGGCGATCGGCGAGAGTATGATCGGCGGCATCCGGTCCATGGCCACCGATCCGGTCGGCACCGTGCGGGGCGCCGTGAGCGACGCCGCCGGCACCGTGCAGCGCGCTTTGACGAATACGGCGGTGGACTACCTGCCGGAAGGCGTAACGCTGGCCAACGCGACGCCGGATCAGATCAAGGTGGCCAACGACGCGCGCTACGCTGACCTAGCGTCAACCGCTGCGATGGCGGTTCCTGGCACAAAAGCATTAAGGGCAGGCTCAAGAGCTGCAGCGTCTTCTCTGGGCGGGAGGTCTTTGGGAAATCAAGCGGCGTCTGCGTACATGATCGGCCAGAAGCTGGAGAATGTTGAGGGATACAAAGGCGCCACTGGCAAGCCTAGTAAAGTTAAAATGCCTTCTGGCGAAAGCTACGACGCGCGCCCGGTGAGCCAGATTGAAGAGGCTGCAAAGTCTTACATGAAATCCCAGAACATGGACGTCTCTGGGTTTGCTGAGTATCCGCCATTCAGCGAGCAGCGCGCGAGGCTTATTGCCGCCGCTTACGATATGATGGAGCACAACCCCACCGGCCCTGCGGTTAAGCGGGCTTATGACGCCATGATTGAGGAGACGATGGGTCAGTACCGGGCGTTGAAGGACGCCGGTGTTGAGTTTAAGTTTTTGAAGGAAGGCATGGAAGACCCTTACGCGGCATCTCCAGCCATGGGCTATCAGGACATTGTCGAAAACGGCAAGCTGTGGGTTTTCCCAACTGACTTCGGGTTCGGCACAAACACATCATTTGATGCGGCTGAAAACCCCTTGCTCAAAAGTGTCGGCAAGGTCGGAGATAAGAGCGACGCCGTAGCTAACGACGCATTCAGAGCCGTGCACGATGCTTTCGGGCATTTCGGCTCCGGTAATCCGTTCTTTAGGCGTCAAGGCGAGGAGCGAGCTTTTCTGGAGCACTCTCGGATGTATTCGCCTGACGCCATAGGTGCCATGACGTCTGAGACCAGAGGTCAGAACAGTTGGCTTAACTCTGGGCCGTTTGGAATGTCTAACAGAACCGCGAACACCTCTGACACCGTTTTTGCAGATCAAAAATCTGGGCTCATGCCGTCTTGGACTAGCGAACCGGCCGGGATGCCAGATCCAGATGAAACGCAATCACTTCTAAGGTATATTGAGAACCAAAAATGGCAAAAATAGCGGGTGGCTTGGGCCACAGGCCGACAGCAAAGCTGGCAGACTTAGAAGACGAGTTGGAGCGCAAGGCGCAAGAAGAGGCGCGCGAGTTTGAGAAGGCGAAAAAACATGGACTATGAGATAAACGAAATGGCCTCCGAGCTCGAGGCTGAACTGAACCCAGACGTCATGGACGATCAGGAGCTGCAAGGCATCGTCGGCAACGAGATCGACGACGCGGTCGACTTCATCGACAACTGGATCTCTCCAATCCGCTCCACGGCGACGCAATACTACCGAGGCGAGCCGTTTGGCGACGAGGAGGAGGGCCGCAGCCAGGTGGTTAGCATGGACGTACGGGATACCGTACAGGCGATCATCCCGTCTCTGATGCGGATCTTCAATGGGTCCGACCGCACGGTTGAATACGTCCCGCAGAGCGCGGAGGACGTGCCGGCGGCAAAGCAGGCAACCGAGTACGCAAATTTCATCATCAACCGCGACAACCGCGGCTTCCTGGAGATGCACAGCGCCTTTATGGACGCGCTGGTGCGCAAGGTTGGGATCATCAAGTGTTACTGGGAAGACAAGACAGAATTTGAGACCATTGAATACACCGGCGTCGACGACAACGCCCTAGCGGCTCTCATGGCCGACCCAGCTGCCGAAGTCGACATCACAGTGAGCACGCCAATGGGTGAGCCGCAGATCGACCCCATGAGCGGTCAGATCATCCCGCCGCCCATGGCCCACGACCTGCGCGTAACCTACACGCACCCCGACGGCCGCGTGAAGGTCGAGGCGCTTCCGCCGGAGGAGTTCTTGATCTCGCGCGAAGCGAAATCTGTAGAGGACGCAGACTACGTTGCGCACCGCCGCATCGTCACTGTGTCCGAGCTTGTAGCTATGGGCTACGATTACGACGACGTGTATAATCTCTCGTCAGACCACGACGACATGGACACCAACGTCGAGCGCAACACGCGCAACCCGGCGCTGACCAACGAGATGAATTCACGCAGCGATCCGGCGATGCGTAAGGTGCTTTACGTTGAGAACTACATCCGTGTGGATTACGACGGAGACGGCATCGCGGAGCTGCGCAAGATCTGCACCGGCGGAGACGGCAACGTCATCTTAAACAACGAGCCCTGCGCGATGGCGCCATTCGCCACACTCTGCCCAGATCCAGAGCCGCACGACTTTTTTGGCCTCAGCATTTTTGACGCCGTGGCCGACATCCAGCGGATCAAATCAGTCATCATGCGCAACTCCCTGGACAGCCTAAGCCTCAGTATTCACCCAAGAATTGCTGTTGTAGAGGGTATGGTGAATATGGAAGACGCCATGAATACAGAGATGGGGTCGATCGTCCGACAACGCGCTCCCGGCTCAGTCCAACAGCTGACCGTGCCATTCGTCGGACAGCAGGCGTTTCCGGTGCTGCAATACATGGACGAGGTCAAGGAGGCCCGCACGGGCATCTCCAAGGCATCCATGGGCTTAGACGCTGGCGCCCTACAGTCAAGCACTGCGACAGCCGTGGCAGCCACTGTAAGCGCCGCACAGCAGCACATTGAGATGATTGCTAGGGTATTCGCTGAGACGGGCATTAAGCGCCTGTACGAGCTTGTCCTGCACAACATCACCACGCACCAGGACAAGGCGCGCATGATCCGCCTCAACAACGATTTCGTGGAAATGGACCCCAGGGTATGGTCATCTAATATGGACGTCTCAGTTAACGTAGCCTTGGGCCGCGGCACTGACACCGAGCGGATGATGATGCTGCGCCAGATCGGAGAGATGCAGAAGGAAGCCATGTCGACCATGGGGCCGCAGAACCCGCTGACCGACATCTCCAAGCTGAGCAACACGCTCAAAGAGATGACGTCTCTGGCCGGTTTCAAGGATACGTCGCAGTTCTGGAGCGATCCGGCGAAGTTCCAGCCACCGCCGCCAGATAACAAGCCAGACATCAACGAGCAGCTGATCCAGGTGCAAATCCAGCAGATCCAAGCGGACATGCAGAAGAAGGCGGCCGAGCTGCAACTGAAGCGCGAGCAGATGATGATGGAAGACGACCGCAAGCGCGACGAGCTCGAGGCCGACATCCGCGTCAAGGCGGAAGAGCTGAAGGCCAAGTACGGCACGCAGCTTGACGTCGCCCAGATCCGGGCTGACATGGCGATCAACCGCGAAGTGATGAAGGCCCAGGCTGACATAATCACGGAGGCGGCGCGTGAAGACTAAGCAGCAGATCATCACAGACGGCAAGCAGGCAGAGCGCCTGCTCGCCGACACGGATTTGCTTCGGTTTTTTGAGGAAGCCGAGGCGGATTGCTGGGCGCAGTTCAAGGCAACTGGCCCCAGTGACACCGACGGCCGTGAGGCTGTTTACATGAAGTTGCGTGGAATTGACATGGTTCGCCAGTCGCTGCGCAGCATGGTTGATAACGCTACTATTGAAATGAAGATGAAAAAGTAGCATAATGGAGAGATAAGAGATGTCAGACAACAGCACCCCGCAAGGGACTGACCTGTACAGCGCTCAGAATGCAATCAGAAGTATGCTCGCGCCCCAAGAGGATAACGTGACGACAGATGATGCGCTTGAGGCAGAAGCCGCGCAAGTGGATGACGCCGAAATGCCGGATGGCCAAGAGGAAGAGTATGAGGCGCAAGCTGACAACTCTCCCGTTGAGGGGTCTGAAA